GTTCCAGGCGCCGGACCAGACGCCACGGATGACGGCCATGGCCGTGCTGATAGCGCCCTGGACCATGTTGATAGCACCGCTGACGACGCCCTGGATGCCCGCCCACACGCTGGAGGCGACTCCCTTGATGGCCTCCCAGGCCCCTGACCAGTCCCCGTGGATGACGGCGGTGACGGCCTGGATGACGCCACGCACGACGTTGATGGCGGTGGTGACGATGGTGGAGATGACCTGCCAGGCCCCGGAAACGTACTGGCTGATGCCGTCCCAGATGGCGGACCAGTTGGCGGCCACGCCCTGCCAGATGGAGATGATGAGGGTAGCGATGGGGGCGCCGACGGTGTCCCACACCTGCTTGAGGCGGTCCCAGACGGCTGAGGCGTAGGCGGTGACCGCGTCCCACAGTGACGACCAGGCGGGCAGGAACGTCCCCGTGAACCACTCCGACACGGTGGATGCGGCGGCCTGGATGCCCTCCCAGACCTGCTGCAGGACGGGCAGGGCGTTGGTGGTGAACCAGTCCACCACGACGGCGGCGGCGTCCTGGATGGCCTGCCACGCGGTCTGTACGATCTCGCGGAATCTCTCGGAGTGCTGGTAGGCGTAGACCAGGCCTGCCACGAGGGCGGCGATGGCCACGACGATCAGGCCGATGGGGTTGGCGGCCATGACGGCGTTGAGGGCGACCATGGCGGTGCGTACCAGGGTGATGATGGTGCGCACCTTGGCGAACGCCTTCCAGCCTGCGACGAAGGCGGCGAGGACGGCGCTGGCGGCGGCGATGGCCGGGCCGAAGTTCTTGATGAAGGAGGCCAAGGTCTGGAAGGCGGGCGGGGCCTTGTTACCGATCCACTCGATGACCTCCTGCAGGGCGGGAAGAATCTCGTTCTTGAAGGTGTCGGCGGCGGCCTTGACGTGGGGGCCCAGGGTGGTGCGCAGCATGTCCGCGAACCGTTTGACGGCTGGGATGGCTGAGTCGGTGAGCCAGGCCTTGACGGACTCGACGGCGGGGCCGAAGTTCTCGTTGAGGACGGTCATGGCCTGGGTGGCGTAGGGCAGCAGGGCGGTACCGAACTCGGCGGCCAGGTCGCCGACCTTGGCCTTGAACACCTGGACCTGATGGGCGAGCGTGTCACTCTCGCGGGCGAACGCCCCATGCGCGTCCGATGTCTGTTCCATGATCAGGGCCAGGGTGGCGGCGGCCTGCGCTTCCTGATCGAAGGACCCGCCTACCTTGGTGAACCCCATTTCGGCGGCTTTGGCGTCAATGCTCGCCTGCTTCAAACTCACGCCGTAGCGCTCGATGGGTCGCGCTCGCCTTTCAGGGCGCTGGAGAGGGCTCCCACGGCGTCGGCGGTGGTGCCGCCGAACATGGCGGCCATGTCCGCGCCCAGGCCGATCAGGTCGTTGGTCTTGCCGGCGAGTTGGTCCATGGGGGTGCCGGCGTTCTTGAGTTGCGCGCCGATGAGGGTGCCGAGTTCCTGGTACTCGTTCTTCGTCAGTCCCACGGTGTCGGCGGCCTGGGACGCGAACTTTTTCATTTGGTCGGCGGCGCCCTTGAAGACCGCTTCGATCGATCCGGTGCTCTGTTCGAGGTCGGCGGCGGCCGCCACGGCCTTGAGGGAGACGGCTCCGAGGGCTGCCCCGGCGGCGGCGCCCACCTTGGCGAGGGTGGAGACGGCGGCCTTGCCGGCGTCAGCGAGGGAGGACAGGCCGGTCTCCTTGGCCAGGCCCCGGAATGCTCGGCTGAACTTCTTGGTGTCGGCGGTGACGGAGACCTTGACGACGTGTCCGGCCATGTCCTCTCCTCTCTTACNGGTTTCGCTGTCGTGCCTTGAGTAGGCGGGCGATGGCGTCCGCCTCCTCGATGGTCAGCAGGTCGCGGGCCTGCCAGGGTGTGATGTGCGCGTCCACGGCGAGCACGGCGAGGGTGTCGAGGTGGGCGCGCCGCCTCATTCCCCCACCGGGTCGTCCTCGTCGTCGGTGACGATGAGGGCCTGCGCCTGCTCGATGGTCAGGTGCTCGGCTGCCTCCTGGGCGGCCTCCCAGGTGGGGTACTGGTGGACGCGGGCGAGCACGATGCCGGCCAGGACCATGAGCGGGGCGGCCAGGGGCTCACCGGCCTGCCCGAAACTCGCGAGGCTGGTGCCGGATCGGCGCTCGAAGTACGCCAGTTCTCCCAGGGTCAACTCGGAGATGCGGACGGGGGTGACGTCGGTCAGGTCAGGCAGGACAGGGGCGGTGGTCATGATCGTGTTCCTTCTTTCGGGTTACCAGTTGTGCTTGTCGAGCAGGTCCTTGATGCCCTCACCGAAGCCCGCGAACGTGCGTGCGCGCAGGCGCTCTTCAGCGACGGACAGGAAGCGGGGGCCGGAGGTGGCGTCCGGGCCCAGTGGCGCACGCCGGCGTAGGGCAGGCGTGAGGCTGAGCCGACGCGCACCATGACCTTGCGCTTGGACCTGGACGGCTTGATGCCGGCGGCCAGGCGTCCGCTGTGGTGTGGGGCGAGGGTGCGAGCCAGGGCTGCGATGGGCAGGCCCAGCCGGTAGGTCAGTTCCTTCAGGTCCTGGGCGGCCACGCCCACGGCTTCCGCGTCCTTGAGGAGCGGCTTGATGCCGGTGACGGACACGGAGCCGCCGTCTAGTCGGACGTGGCCGTCCAGGATGCCGGTCACTTCTCGTCCTCGGCTGCGCCGGTGCCCAGGGTGGACTCGGTGGTGGCCTTCTCAGGCTCTCCCTCCAGGGTCCACTCGAATTCGAAGGTCGCGCCCTTGGTGTCGCCGGCCTCGGAGGAGATGGGGGGCCGGGAGCCGATCTTGACCCGCCCCTTGAAGTGAGGCTTGTTGGCGGCGGCGGTCTTGTTGCCCAGGGGTGCGAGGACGAAGGGGACGGTCTTGCCCGCGTTGGCCCACGCCATCTCCCAGAATGAGTCGGTGTCGAAGGAGACGATGGCGGTGCCTTTCAGGGTCCAGGTGGAGGCCGCTCCCCCGTGGGCGTCGGCGAAGGTGAGCACGTCCTTGTCGCCGTCGGCGGGTGCGAGTTCGAACTTGCCGATGTCGCACCAGTAGTCCTTGCCGTTGATGTCCAGGCCGAGGGTCGAGCCGAGGACGCGGGTGTTCTTGGTCACTGCCATGGTGGGGCTCCTTAGATGGTGGTGGTGAGGGTGATGGTGGAGGCGAGGTAGCGTTGCTGGTCGGCGGAGGTGACGGTGGTGTAGGTCTCGACCGTGGGTATCCACTCGGCCCACAGGCCGTCGATGATCTGGTCGGTGTGGGTGTCCAGGCGCTCCAGTGCCAGGGGGGCGTCTGTGGGGGCCTCGATGACGTTGGCGGTCAGTCGGACCACGACGCCGGCCATGAGGGTGTCTGAGGGCTCGACCAGTGGCGTGCCCTCGGTGATGACCACGCACGGAGGCTCCAGCCGCTCAGGCACGGACGCGATCACGGGCAGGTCCGTGACCTTCTGGATGGCGGCGGCGGCCTGGGCGCGGGCGGTGGCGATGGGGCCGCTCATGCGATCCCCGGTGTCAGGTAGGGGGCGAGCAGCGGGCGGGCTGCGACCATGGCGTCGCGGGCCACTCGCACGGCTGCCACCCCGTCCAGGCCGTCGGCGTAGTTCTTGATGCCGTTGGGGGCGGACTTGCGGTGGTAGAGCTCTGCTGCGACCTCCATGACGGCGCGGCGGCGGGTCTCCTTCGGTACCTGGCAGGCTCCGATGTGGCAGGCCACGGCCTGGGAGGCCACGGCCACGCAGCCTTTCAGGTAGTCGGTGACCGGGACGCCGCCGACGTAGGCGGCGACCTCCTGGTCCAGGCCGGCGTCTGTGAGTGGGGTGGTGGTCATGCGTTGGCCTTGACGGGCACGATTGCCGTAGGGAAGGGCGCGATGACGGACAGGTAGCCGTAGAGGCTGAAGGCGCGGGAGAGGTTGACGACGTTGTCGTCCTGGAGCTGGAGGGGTGCGTTGGCGGACTCCAGGGTCTTCAGGGCGCTGGAGTCGTAGAACGCGGCGGTGCCGGGTGCGACCTCGCCGAACAGGCAGTGCACGGGTAGACGGGCGAGGTCGCCCTCGCCTCCGGGGAGGTTGAGGGTGCCGGAGAACTCGTCACCGGGGCGCACGGTCAGGGCGGGCACGTTGGTGTACTCCAGGCGCTGGAGCTTCTTGAACACGTCGGTGCTCACGAGGAGGCCCTCCAGGGTGAAGCCGGTTTCGTCGTAGCGCTGGGCGGCGTCGATGATGGCGTCGCGCCAGTCGTAGACGGTGGTGCCGGCCAGGGTGATAGCGGTGGCGTCCTGCCCCTGGATCGTCTCGATGATCTTAGTGCGCATGGCGGCGTTGGTGGCCTTGGCGTACTTCAGGCCGAGGGCCTTCATGACGGTGTCGAGGTAGGGCAGTTCGGAGCGCTCGATGACCTGTCGGGTGAGTTCGGTCCAGCCGCCGTAGGTATCGACGGGCTGGGACTTGGTGGCGAGGGTGATCTTCCCTGGGCCGGGCAGGTCGGTGCCCTCGGCGGTCTGCTTGCCGGCCTGGAGGGTCTCCTTGGTCAGCTGCGCGTACTCCACGCTCATGCCCTTGGCGGGCAGGGCACCGTGGTCGAAGAGGTTGATAAGGCGGCGGCGGTCCTGGACGAAGTGGATGAACTCGCCGAGGTAGGTCTCGGACTTGATGGTGCCGGCGGTGGTCTGTCC